CTGCGATTTCCATCAAGCACTTCATGTTTGATGAGCGCGACCCCACCGCGTTCTACACCTACCCACCGGCGCTGTCCACCTCCAAGGTGGAAGTGATGTATTCGGCATACCCGACCGACATCACAGAACCGGCCGTGGGCACGATCTGGAGTGATGTGGTGGGCAACATCAGCCTGCCCGACACTATGGTGAGGAGGCTGTGGCTACCCTTTTGCGCAACACCGTTACGACAGGCCAGTTTGGTCATCAAGGTAAGGAGCAGGACTTT